TAATAAAAGGGGGAAAACCTTTTACGTTTCAATTACTTGACAGCCATCTTCACCACCTCTTGATTCATCATCAACTGAGAAAACTTAACTTTATTACCGTTAACAATCTCTTTGACCATATAATATCTAAGGTCGTCAGTGAATGCATCACAGTCTGTAGTAAGTTTAGCTATCCTGTCAATAATGGATTTAGCAATTGCACCTTTGTCAGCTAAAGTAAGTGAATAGTTAATAACCCTTGTTGCAATAACACTAGATATATCAGCACGGAAATCATCATCTTTACCAACTGCATTGGTTAAGCTATTCATTACATACTGCTCATCTTTAGTCATAATGTCTTCAGGACTAATGATTCTATCTAGTTTGTTATTAATAAACATAGTGAACATTGAACTAAAATCAGCACCTACAGAACCCTCACCAATCATCTGAATCAAAGGTAAGTTATCTTCAAACTTAGGTACAGAACTAATAGCATTAAAGAAAGTAGTAATTGCTCTTGGATTAATTCTTTGAGTTACTAATTCTGGGTGCATCAACATGAAGTTAATACATCTACCATCAATACCTGCTTTCTCTGCCCACTTAGCCCACACATCAGAATCATATTTCAACTCAACTGAGATAAATCTTGTTTTCTGAGCTACGTCAAGAGAGGTAACATTATAGTCACCATTATCTGGATTAGTAGTCAAGATAACATGCCAGTTCTTTGGTAGTTTCCAAGAAACATATTCTTGTCTATCTAGGATTTCCATAGTAGCTTGCATAAATCTTGCATCAGCACGAGTATAGTCATCTAGTACTAAGAAACCACCTTCTCCTTTACCCTGAATCCATTCAGGAGCAGCATGTGACATTCTCTTTCCTATAACTTTGTACCCTTTGGCACTTGCTGCAGATATCTGAGACTCATTAATCCATGTAGTCTTACCTTCTGCATTCTGGATCTGAAATTCTTTTACAGGAAAACCTACTAAGTCACCTAATTCTTCTAACTGAGATAAATTCAGCTTTACAACATCCATTTGCAATTCTTTACCCAACTGCATGATTGCAGAAGTCTTACCCAAACCTGCATCACCCTCAATATTAATAGCCACAGGTACTTTACCTTCAGACTGAATGTGCTGGTTATTCTTAACCATATGCTTAATAAAATCCTTTAATTCTGTAACATTTAATTGTACTTGACTCATAACTTTAATTTTTTATAGTTCTAATTTTATTACTTTACCTGGTAGATCTGTATTCATATATGATCTCTCTGACAAAACCCATAAGGTGTTCCCTTTAGGTTTTACTCTTGCGCTACATTCTCCATCAGTAAAATACACCAGGCTTGTATATTTCTTTTGGTTAGCATTAAAATACTCTAGGACAGGATCAAATTCAGTCCCTCCTCTTCCAACTACACTCATTTCAAATTTGCCTTTGTAAGGCTCAACTGATCTAATTGTAGTATCACATTGTACAACAGTAATATCAACACCACATTTATAAATATGGTAGATCTCACTCATAAATTCTTGTAATTCTGAGTCACTTACAGAACCTGAAGTATCAATAGCCAGCAACATGTGTTGTCTCATTTTTACTTTCAGGCCGGGATTAGCATCAAATCTACGGTTCTCTTTTCTTCTGATTTTCTTAGTAAATACTTTAGTACTTACCCCAGTAAATCTTCTGATATATCCCCGCCAATTAAATTTAGGCTTAACAATTTCATCAATTATTATCAGCCCTTCTATCTCCCCAGGAACAGTACCTCTTTTCTTTTCTGTCTGTTCCTTAGCATCACTAAGAACTTTTTGTAATTGTCTCTCAATTAACTTTTGTTCAGCTTCACTAAGATCTTCAAACTCTTCCCATGTACTATGATCAGGAATATTACCAGATTCAATATTATCTAGTAATTCATCCATTGGTTCATTTCCACAAGTACCATTCTTGTTCTTTTCATCTTGAAGTTGCTTAAGCTTGTCATAGTAATATCTACAACCAGCTTTTCTATCAAGATTTAAATCTTCATAGTTGTCTATATCAATACCACCTTCAGGAAGATATTCCTTATCTATGTATTGATTAATCTCCATGTCCATTGCTACATTAGCAAGTCTTTTATCAGAAAACTTAAAGAATGTAGTCAAGTGACCAAATGCAATATGAAGCAACTCATGCTTCAATAATCCAAGTCTATGAGGATCACTCAGACTTTCCCAAAATTCAGGATTAATAGCAAGTTGGTAATTAATACCATTCTTACTTACACCTGCTGTGGGAACTCTTTTACTGTCCCATAACTTATTAAGCATAATAAGAAAGAACCCGTAGTAGGGCTCTTTCAACATTAGCTCTTTACCAATTTTACTAAGACTCTGTTGTTTGTCCATCATCTTTAAATTTAATGTTTATCTCAAATTTATCTGTAGGGTAGCCAATAGATTCTAACATCCTTGACATATCCCTAATAAAGAATTCCATAAATAGCTCAACCGAAGCTTTAGAACCTTTGTGTTTTGTAATCAGACTTAGTGTTGAAGGACTACTAAGTGGAGTTTCTGGTTTAATATCCAATAACTTAGTTGCTATCTTTTTACAGTTAGTCATCCAACTTCTTAAAATCAACATTCTTTAAAGTCTCAAATGCTATGATGTGATTATCTGCATCTTCAGATTTCAACATCATCATAAGATTCCTTGTTTCTTCTTTGTCAAAAATCATTTTTGCCATCAGTCTTCAATTTTTAATGTTTTGATAGCCCACATATGTGGTTTACCACTTTCAATCATATCAACCCATTCTTTTGCAGTAGGAATGTAATTGTTACAATCCTCTTTTACATGCTGTTCTCCAATATATCGGACATATACATCTTTACCGTCAGAGTTGGTAATTACCATACCAAATCTTTTCTCACATTCAAAAATACCTTCTGAATGATGTCTAAACATTCTGTGCATACTATGACCTATCCAGGCCTTAGTTTCATCAAACCAATTATGTATCTCCAAATAGTCTATAGGAGAACCACCAAACTTTTTAGCTGATGACTTTGCATGCTGCCAAGGATGTGCCATTACTTCTTTTTTAAATGTTCAATCACTCTTTCCCAATAACTTCTAGCCATCATTCTACCATCTTTATATGGTGCTAATGAATAAGTTGCTGTTGCAGATTTTAATGATTCTTCTTTAGCTTTTTCAGGACCATGTAACTTTAATGCATAATTATACATTTCTTCTGCTTTTTGTTTTTCAGTCATCAGTCTTCTGTTACATTATCTAAAAGACTACCATCGTGAAAGAAATCTTCATGATCAGTAACTCTCACATGATTATTAATAATGTACTTTCCTGAAGGAATACAAATACACAAATCTCCCCAACCACCTTCATTATTCCACCAATCTTCTATATCATGTAGAAGTTTGTTTTCTGCAAATTCTTCAATTGCCTTATGGGCATCTTGAGAAATATTATGTAACAACCAATCATTTTCCCAATCTTCTACATTGTCATTTACATCTTCTGGAGTTTCACACTTTTCTGTTGTATAACCAATCCATTCTATGGCACCGGAGTCTCCTCCACCATCATATTTTACCTTAATACCGGTCACACCATGATCAGCCAACTGAAACAGGAGGCTTGTTAATTCTAATTCTGTCATAATTATTTGATTTTGTAAAACCTACCTAATATGTTTCCATTTAGGAATTCTTCTTTTTCAAGTACTTCGTGAACAAACTGATGTTTGGTTTCTTGATATGTGAGCTCCATACCTGAGTAACATATCAATAAGATTTCTCTTTTGATCAGAACTCCTGCTTTGTGAGCATCTTTAAGAATTTTATTACTACTATAGTAGTTTCTAAAATCAGGTTTTATTTCTCTTTTGTACTTTTTTAACCTTTTATCGGTAGTTAAAGCCAATGCTTTTTTACCTAGAGGTCTTTTTATATTGGCAAAGAAGTTTTTCTTACCAATGTATGCAACAGACTTACCATCTATAATAGCAGTCATAATGTAAATAAATCCTACAGCTCCTTGAGGAATATCTCCATCTTCAAACTCTTTACCTTTATAAATCCAACTCATAATGCTTGTTTTAGTATTGGTAATAATGCTTTTCTGACAGCATCAATACCATGTACTTTAACTGAGTCAGAAAGATCTTTTTCCATTGGAAGATTGACTGTAGTAATACCAAACATGTTCTGATATTTTTGAGCTGCCTTCTGACCGGGCTCATCATTATCAAATAATACAAATACACTTTTGTAGTGTTTAATTGCATTAACCATGAAATTTGTAGGTATCATAGAATTCTCACTGTCTGGAGCAACACATTCTGCATCATTAATCTTTAGTTTATTAAATGCCATAAGATCTTTAAGTGAAGAAGTAACTATAAGAAACTTTTTGTCTCCTCTAAGTTGCTCACTTCCTTGAATATAATCCCGGACTTTTATAAACTTACTATCCTTTACTTTAGGTTGATAGATCTTATATAAGGTTCCATCTTCTTTAAAATAACCATAGATATAGTTTGCAGATATTCTCATGCTTGTTTGCATGCCTAGGTTGTCTTCCTTAGTCATAACATAGAAATCTAATGGAGCTACGTTGTAATGTTCTAACATCTTAGAACCAATACCAAATCCTGTCCAATAGTTTTGATC